GGCAGCATAAATTTGAGCAGCCGATAGGTAAAATTACGAAGTTGTGGGAAGATGAACGCGGTTTACGGTTTAGAGCGAAACTAAATTTAAAGACGGACTGGGGGCGTAACGCATACGAGGCGTTACTAGCCGACGATGTAAATGCTAACAGTATAGGATACCAGTTAGTAGCAGGTAAGAACGCGGTCGCAGATGACGGCGTAACTGACCTAAACGCTGTAGAGTTACACGAGATATCTGTCGTATCGTTCCCGTCTAATGAGGCGGCAACGGTGGACGAGGTTAAATCGGATGTTCACCACGGAGAGCCTTCCGAAGACCTAGCGGAGAAAGCGGGCCGCACATTATCCAACGTTAACGCGCAGGATATAACCGCGTTACGCGCTAATTTGGCGACGGCTATTGAATACTGCGATGCGGTATTAGGTAGGGCAGTTCCGCCTAAAGAAGCGGCGCCAGCACCAGCGGAAGCAGCAGCGCCTAAAGCGCCAGCGGCACCGGCAGCGAAACCCGCTAAACAAGTAGGAACTAACGATTTACTGATTAACAAATTAAAGCAACTAACTAAGGAGATTACGATATAATGGCAGAAGATACAGAAACTAAGAGCGTAGAGCAATACCTCGAAGATTTAGAGAAGGGTATAACAACCTTTAACGCTAAATTCGAGCCGGTTAACGCTCAGTTTAAGACTATACAAGAACGCATAGACGGACTAGAAACGAAACTTAACACACCCGAAGCGGGGCCTATGGATTCGTTGGACGCTAAAGCAATAGACGCCGAGTGGAGAACGTCATACCTTGACTATATCCTTACCGGGAAGAGCTTTGACCAGGATTCTATTATAGACCAATATAAGGATGCGGTGCCCGAGTTTAAGAAAACGATGATATCCACTAACCTTACTACAGGTGGTTACTGGATGCCCGCGACGATATCAGCACGCATTATCGAGGCACTTGTTAACATCTCGCCATTTAGAGCACTCGCTACAGTCGAGACGCTTAGAGTAGGCGATACCCTTGAAATGATTAGCGAGGTTGGCGCGGTTATGGCCGGATGGACGAGCGAGTCTACGGCAGGTAGGGCGGCAACCCTTAACGATACACTAGGTAAGATCATTATTCCAACGCACCCGATGTACGCGATGCCAACGCTTACGCAGAAGATGGCGCGTCAAGCGTCGTTCGATGTCGAGGCGTGGTTAGTGCGCAAAGTATCAGAGTATATGGCCTTCCTAGAAGGACACGAATTTATACTCGGTAACGGCGTCGGTAAACCTGAAGGTATAGCCTTCCGTGGTGACGCTCACATTGCAGCCAACACGGCAGCGAGACACGAACACACTGGTGCCGCAACATCGATACCGGATCTCGATGGCGTTATCGCTATGCAGGATAAACTTAATGAGCGCTTCCAGGCTAACGCGAGCTGGTTAATGAACCGCACGACTAAATCAGTTATACGCAGACTAACCGACGGTATGGGGCGTTATATCCTGGAGGAGAACGTTCAGGTAGGACAGCCAGACAGACTGTTTGGTAAACCGATATACTATATGCCAGATATGGCTACAGTTACAACCGCACCTTCTACATTTACGGCCGCGGATTGCGTGATTATTTACGGGGATATACGCGAGACATATCAAATCGTAGACATGCCCGGAATGGTACAAATACGCGATGAGATATCGACGAAGGGGCTCGTTCAACTATATACAGAGCGGCTCGGTATTGGCGGTCAAGTCGTTAATGATAACGCGTTTGTTGTAATGAACGTGAGCGCGTAGGCTACAAAATGGCAGCCACTAGAAAGTATGTGGAAGTAAAACCGGCGGTGCGGTCGTCTACCGCGCCAGCGGTGCCGCTGCACGCAAAGACGTTCCGAGTTTATCTGTCAAGTGTTGACTCGAAATACCACGGTATTGATTCACTGGGGCACGATGTGGCGCTTGAAACATAACCGATCAGATAATAACAAAATAACAAAGGAGAAATAAAAATTATGGCTAGTAAAGATATATTCCACGCGTTGGATGTAGCTGTACCGACGTATGCAGGCGCAGGCCCGCTGGTATCGTGTACAGACGCAGCCGCGTTTAATACGCAGTTCGCCACCTCGATGGATATGCAGGGTTACGAAGGGGGCATGATGGTGCTCTTCTTCGCAGATATTAGTAACGCAGTCGTTTATACGTTTCAGGTATTCGAATCGGATACCTCGGCGACAGACGCGGGGACAGCGGTTACAGATGCTAACCAAGTGATGTGCCACCGTGACGATAATACAAACACTGAATGGAGCGCAACAACGGCAACGCTAACGCTGACGGGTGCCGCATCCGAGAACCACACCTATACATTCCAATATACAGGAAATAAGCGGTGGGTTCAACTAACGTGCGGCGCAGGCGCGGGCGAGGATTTCACCCCTGGTGTGTTGTATATTAAAGCACGGGGACGCAGAGAACCGGCAGATATCTAAATATAGACGATTAGAACGGGGCTTCGGTTCCGTTTTTTTATTATTACATTTACACGATTACACGAGAACCTAAATCATAGAAGAGGTAAAAAATGGTTCATACAAGTAATATGAAGCGGAGTTATGCGCCAACCGCTCATCGTTCATCGCTAACGGCGCCCGATTTACTAGGCGCAGTATCCACCGCGCCGACGCTTCCGGTATGCGCAGATAGTGGCGTAACTGAAGGCGCTTTAGGTCACGCGCCGACTAACCATTACGCGGCGTATGCGGTCCGTAACGGTAACGGTTTAACGATGGCGTCCGCGATCACCACCATTTCAGTCACAAATACTAACTCTATCAGGGTAACAATACCCGCGGCATTTCGGTTTACTGACTCCGACGTGAGTTATGAAATATTCTTCGCCGCCGCAACACCACCATTACACGTTTCGTCATTTACGGCAGCGCAATTAGCAGCCGGAGCTACTGCTCGCTGTTTTGACTTTACAACCGTAGAAACCCCCGTTGTCAGTGGCGCAGGCGGTGCCGCGTGGACGTGCGATATAGGTATAGTTGGTACGGGCGTCGCGACAACGCAACAGCGGTTTATGCAGAGTAACGCGTTAACACTAGGAACGGTAACGCCGGTAAACTGTGCAGGTTATAACAGCGCCGACGTGTTCGTAGATGCGAAAATTACTGACGTATCTTTGGCTACTGCGCCATCGTTAGTGCTTATTCCAGTATTCCTTAACGACGCGCAGGGTAATAACTACCATGTAGGGGCGCCTATAACGGTTAAACTTGAGCAAGATATAGGGCAGTCAAAAAGGCAGTTATTCAACCTAAGCGTTAATAGCGCCTACGTTGCTGTTTTGGTTGCGAGTATAGCGAATGTAACAGTTAATAGGATAGACGTTACGCCGACGAGTGTGGTGTGAATGAGCGCGTATAGGCCGGCAGCTAGTAAACCGACGGGGATAAAACCACAGATGCGTTCGCAGTTAAACGCGGCGTTTATACCTCGCGTGGATTGTATGTCGCTTAGGTATGTGGGTAGGCAATATCCGGCTAAGTAGGAGTATAAGATAATGACAGTATTTGGTTTACAATGGACGCAGGCTACCGATGTTTATACTCGTGCAACCGGCGGAGGCGAAACTAACGCATTAACTAACTTAGCTGTTACATCCCCAACTAACGCCGCAACGCTGGCCGCCGTCGCACAGGCGAGCACATACGCGCCGTGGTCTGGTATGCGCCGCTGTAATCTTTGGGACGACGGCACACCTACCGCATATTATGGCGATCGGTGTTATACGGATACTGACGTAGCCAATATGGGGCAAGCGATGGTTAGGATACCGAAGTTTTGGTATACTACCAACCACGGCGGCGGAGTTTATATATGGTATATTTCAGATACTGGCGCGGACGCACTACCTACGGGCGCAGATCACGCATGGGCGGTTCATCCGGCGTTTATTAGGAACGGAATAACTAAAAATAATATTTACTTAGGTGCGTATGGCGGATATTTAAACGGAACGAAATTAGAATCTAAATCCGGGGTAACACCAACAAATACTCCATATCAACTCTCAAATTTCCGAGGATGGGCCGAAGCGCTGGGGGCGGGTTGGGAACTGTTTGACTTCCTAACGTTAAGCGCGGTACAGTTATTATACCTTATTGAGTACGGAACCTTTCATATTCCGCTCGTGATTGGAAACGGGATCACGCTTGATGCCGCCGTACATATTACCGGCGAGACATCTGCTTACGGTAATGCGACTTATGGAACCGCTGCAAATCAAACGACGGCGATGAGTTACAGGGGGATTGAAAACCTATTAGGCAATCTTAGCACGTTTATAGACGGAATAAATATCAACTCATACGTTCCGGCGATTGCCGATCACGGTTTTGCAGATGATACGTACACAGGGACTTACACAAGCACCGGACTAACCACTGTAACCGCAACGGGAGGGAAGTTTGACGACCTCCTTGTTGACGCGACGTATGACTATGTGTTTATGCCAAAAACTACAGGGGCTGCGGGGGCGGTTCATCTATGTGCTTTGGTGTGGTCGGCTACTGGTGCGAGGGGGCTTTTGTGCGGCGGTGCATATGCATCGCAGTGGTATCCATCATTTTTTGCGTGGATGGCAGCGGGGGCTGAAACCGTGGTAGGAACAGATAAAGGTTCGAGGCTTGAATATATTGGATAAACAGAAGCCCATAATAATATGACGAAACCCACAACAACATCTCGGCTACAATTCCTCGATTGTGCTAATATATTCCTAGATGGATACACCGTCATTGGGGCGAGACCGGACTGTATTGATGTATGTTTAGAATACGGGTACGACGCGCACCTCTGCGCTAGTAGTGCATGGGGTATGGTGGGTTTAGATCACTATTTTGAACCGAGCGTAGAAGCGTTAGAGAATACACGCGTTGGGGCGGAGGCGTTCGTTGATGCCGGAGTGGACGTTTGGATGGAAACGACGGTTACGACAGTTTACGCGAGCGATTACCTCTACCCATCCACACTTCCAACAGCATATAAGTGTTATCCCACGAATGGGAATACCGATTATTTAGGTAATCCGTTAGGTCATTCATATACAAAAACCACTCTTGAGGGATATGAATCATTATACGGCACTTGCTTCGATTATTGGGAGGAATTAGGGTCACACTTTAAGGGCTATAATTATGAGTGTACGTTTGACGTATTCTCGGAATGGTTTAGAGATAGAACGACTAAGCCAATCTGTTATAATATGATCGGGAACCCACTGCTCCCGTGTAGTTTATTTCCTTATAATGACGATGATCTTGATACGCGACTCTCACAAGTCGATCAAGTTGAATATTCTTTCTTTCATCAAGACGATCTAGCGACACAGACCCCGTGGATAACTTACGTACAAGATACGTACCCCGATATTCCGCTCGGATGTAATTTTGCGTATATCGTAGAACCGGCGACGGCGTGGGGGCCTACCTTGGGGTTAACTGACATTATATCAGTAGCAGACCAAAAAAGCAGATTACGCACCGCGATGTTGGGGGCAAATGCGGTTATAGGTAACTTCGATTTTACAAATCCATATTTTAGATGGCGACCCTCGCCGGATATAGGATACGATACGATAGAAGATCAAGTCAAGTTTTATAGTGAATTAGCACTAGATAGTCCGGGAAATAAAAATGTATGGGATATTACGTCTCAAAATGGTTTAGAACCCTATTACAGCGGGGCGTCGTCGTGTGGACATACTACCCCTATATCCTTAGACTCGTTTACAAACACCGGCAACGAACTAATACTTATAAAAGACGTTGGCGCCGCCTCCACGCACGATATAACAGTTACATCAACCGACACACTAACCCACGAAGATTATACCCTCACATGTTTACCAGAGCGCGGCACGTTTATAGGCCCGTATCCTCTCGATGATTACGGGGCGCTTCCTACGATCATTTATGATAATACAAACCTTTACGTTTCGGTATTAAAGGTGGAGCCAACGGCATGACCGCGACGATAACCCCGCAGGATATAACCCTTGGCGTACCTACCTACACCCCCGTAACCGGCTGCCGTGATGTAATACCGTTATGCCCTGTAACCTTCTTACATTTCTACAACGACGGCGCCGTCGATGACGTAATAACGTTTGTAGCAACTAACCCTGACGAAACAGGCGTTTATAACTGCTTCGTTTCAGCATGTGAAGCGGGCGATGAAATGATATTTGGCCCGTTCGATATGGATACGTATTACCCCGAAATACTACTTTATCATTCACATCCCGGCGACGTTGTTATGGCGGCGCTGTTTATCGCGTATATTTCAGAAGGTTGCGACGCAACGGTATCAACGGTTTATCCAAGTATCGAAACTACTTGTACGTTAGCTAGTTCATGTCCGCAGCTGCCTGATATAGCAGTAATATGGCCAATTGAAACCGCCAAAACGATAGCAAGCGCGTGCCCGCAACCGCCAGACTCTACGGTAGTATGGCCTATCGAGTCGCCGGCGTCGGTAGCGTGGGCCGACTTAGGACATACAGATTTTACAGTTATATGGTGTGGTTTATAATGGAGATAACCTAGATATGACGTTAGCAGTAACAATCCCGCGCGGCACAACGCACGATATTAAAGTAACAATAACCGCGAAAGACCTAACCGGCGCCGTGGCGGTATGTACTATAGTAAACGCTCACGGCACAACCATCATACCGGGCACGAACGGGTTTATAAAACGCTCGAGCGATGGAGGTGTATCAGTAACCGGTGGCACTAACAGCCTCGTTAACGTTCACCTATTACCCGCAGATACCGGCGCACTTGCGATTATGCAATATCAATGGCAGATACGCATTACTCTTGCGGGGGTACAGGAAATAATAGAGGACGGAACGCTCACGCTAACGGCGAATGATACTTACTTGGTGGTATAAATGCTCAAGTTAAAAACCGCACCAACGCCTGAACCGGTCCTTAATACTGACGTACAGGCATACCTTCGCCTCGATAGCACCGCATATAATACTACCCTATCTAACTATGCTGCAATGGCACGGCTACAGGCAGAAACGTACACTAGGCGCGCGTTCTTAACGCAGACGTGGTATCTTATGCTTGATTCGCGCGAGATTAGCGAGGAGATAAAGATACCAAGGCCACCATTACAAAGCGCCACGATACTTACCTATAACGATGCAGGGGTGCCCACAGCGCAGGACGCTTTATCATACACCGTTGATACCTACAGCGAACCAGGGCGCATATACCTAAACCCTGGGTATACATGGAATTACACGCGCGAACGTAACGGTATGTTAATAGAGTTTATAGCCGGTTACGGTGCCGCTGCGACCGACGTACCCACAGATATTAAGATGGCGATAACCGAGGCGGCAGCTGTCTATTACAACAGCGGCGAAGTAGGCGCACTACCAACGAAGGTTATAGACCGGCTCAAGCAATACCAGGTGATATACCTTTGAAGCTTGCTGCACCCGTACCCTTTAACCAATTCCGCGAACGGATAACGTTTTACTCCACAACAGAGACGGTAGATACCTATGGTGGAATAACTACCGCCGAAGTTAGTTTAGGCAGCGCGTATGCGGCAGTCGAGAAACTATCAGGTAGTGAACAGTGGCGCGCGGGTGGGCAGGCAACGGAGGCGGACTGGACTATAACGACGTGGTATCGCTCCGATATAATCGTTACACCTAAGTGTATAATCAAGCTGGGTTCGAGGACGTGGGATATAGCCGACGTTATAGACGTGGAAAATAAGCACCAGTATTTAGTTATTGGCTGTAAAGAACGCGAGGGCGCTGTCTAACTATAGCGTTCAACGTGGAGAACCTAAGATCATGAACGTTACCGTAACCCTTGAAGGACAGGCAGAATTTGACGCCAAGATAGCAGCGATTATTACAAAGGCATCGGGTCCCGGGCTGGCGAATGCGTTAATGGAAGGTGGTAAACTGATAGAGACGGCGGCTAAAGGATTCGCACCTGTAGATACTGGTCTTTTACGTAGTTCAATATCAACCGAAGCGCAGGGCGAGAATACAGTGATAGTAGCACCACACGTCGATTATGCAATGTATCAAGAGTTTGGCACGAAAAACCAGAGCGGAACCCCGTTTATGAAACCAGGGTTTGAATCATCGCGCGACGCAGCAGTAGCACATATTAAAGCGAAGTTAGCGGCAGCGATAAAAGGGTAACTAAAGAAATAATGATAGATAAATGGGCGCAGTGTAAAACTTGTATCGGTTATTGTTGCTTCGGTAGCGCATCATACAGCGGAACGCCCATAAGCGACGACGAGATAAAAGCCGCGAGTAGTTACCTCGACATACCAGAAGAACAGTTTAGAACAAACTATGTTGCTAAGTTTAGACCAAAGGGCGGATATATACAGGGCTTAAAGTTTGGCGCGCACCCGTGTCCGTTTTGGACGCCGGGTAAATGCGCTATATACAAAGTTAGGCCATCGTTTTGTCGCAAGTATAACCCTATCGAGAATTGCGAAGGGTGGCATAAGGCAAGGGCGGGGGTTTAGATGGTAGTCGCACGTTCATCATCACTATTACCGATTCAATACGCACTTATTACCGCTATGACCGGCGACGCCGACGTACATACTCACGTAGAGGACAGGGTCTACGACTGGGTCCCCGAGAATCCTACATGCCCATACCTTGTAGTTACTACGCCTACCGAGGTTCCGTGGGATTGTTTCTGTGATTCACAGATGGGACAACGGGTTACGTTCACGATTCATATATGGTCATCGTATCGCGGAAGTAAAGAAACGAAAGAGATTGCGGCGCATATAAACGATTTATTAGATAACCAGGCGCTAACGGTTTCGGGATACGCACATATAGTGACACAAAATACGATGACGACGGATATGCGCGACCCCGATATGATACATTGGCACGGGGTTATGTATTTTACATTTTATGTTATGCAGTCCTGACGATTTAGAAAAAGGAAGTGATTAAAGAAATATGGTAGCAGCACCAGATCCAACAACAAATACTATATTATATGCGGGAACCGCAACCGGACCAAATACGGCGGTATCGTTACTAAACGACCTGAGCGTTGAAGAGCAATCAGACTTAACCGAAGTAACCGATTTCGGAGATACATGGATATCACGGTTACAGGCGTTACAAAGCGCTAAGTTCTCCGGCGGTGGATTCTTCGATTATTATAACGACGCAACCGGTCAAACGCACATAATGAATAACGCGGTAAGCGGAACGGCATTATGGTTTAAACTCCGTTACGGCGCGAGCGCTGACGATTACTTCGTTAACACACGGGTTATGGTTTCCGATTTTACAATAAGTACCGCCCCTAAGGGAATGGTCGAATTTAAATTTAGCGCAGATAGCACCGGGACGATAACGCACGGCGCTGATTAATCAAAACGAAATAAAAAGAGGTAAATAGAAAAATGGCAGACGCAGGAATGTATCCAGCAAGCGTAATAGATATTTTCGCAGAGGCGGCAGACCCGCCCACGAAATGCGTTAACTGGATAAACAATATAGATGTTTCATTAGATGGTAAGAGCGTGGACGTTACGGCGTTTAATTGTACGACACCGCCAACGTTTATACAAAATAAACAGGTTTTTAAAGACCTAAAAATAACGTTAAAGGGTTTCTTGGACCGCGCAGACGCCGGACAGGCCGCTATGTGGACGGAGTACTTAACCCCCGCTGATACGCTTTATGTAAAAGTAGGGTTCGGACCAACGCCGACATACTATGTTATGGCTAACGTATCAGTAGGTAACATCGGTATCAATATGAAAGCCGATGGGATAATCGAAGTAACTTACGAACTGGTAGCACGTAGTGACGTTACGTTTGCAGCATAAACGGGTGTGATGTAAAATGGCAGCAGCAGTAGTTACGCCAGGCCATCACGCGTGTTTATACATTAGTGGTGCGGGCACCGCTTACGCAGCAGAAGCATTAACGAATGTGACGGCCAATACAGCATACCAAGTTACTGCCGCAGCACACCGCGTTATGCATCCAACTGTTGCAGTTACAACGTCCTCCGCACACACATACGTGCCGTTTACCCCACCGGGTGCGAGTAAGTTTACCGTAAACCGCTTGGCGGGCACCGTTACGTATGGGACTGACCAGGGCGCCGGTGCGTTAACAATGACGGGTGGCCAATGGCTCGAGATGCAGCCGATGTTATACGCGAAGGACTTTAGTATTGGCGTTAAACCGAAGCTTGTAGACACGACGGTTATGAGTTGCGCGGCGGGGCCGTATGTATCAAACGGGCAGGTACTTAGAGAACTTACCGGAAGTA